GTCTCATCCTCCGGGTAGGTTTCGTAGAAATCCACCCCCTGGGCGTTTACGTAAAACTCCTCTCCCGTTAGATCCAGTTGTTCCGTCCCGAACAGGTTGATCAGCTTCTCCGCCAGGGTGTTGATTTCGTACCGTCCTTTGTAGCTGCTGTAAATGTGGATATGGGCCGAAAGGTGGGTCATATCTTCTATCTTGGTGGACTTATCCTGGACCGTCATGGTCCCCAGGGTAATAAACGGCAATACCGCTTCCTGAGGGACATAGTCGTAGACGGCCAGTCCTGTATGGTTTCTCAAAAAGGCCACCAGGGCATTGTGTACGGCGTTATTGGGTAATCTTTTCATGGTTCCTGGATCGCTTTCTTCACATCCCGGATCAGCTGGGGTTCCACATAGTCGTAGGAAGGCTTGAAGAAGGGCTTCCCTGCCTGGGCCGGAATCCGGGACCGTTTCGTAAACACAGGGCTTCCCTTAAAGAACCGGAGGGCCTTTTTCTTCTTGGGCCTTACCGTATGGGCCCTACTGCCGAATTCCACCAAATGGGCATAGGGCACATTGCTGTACACCTGGCCTTCCAGCTTCACCGTGGAAAACCGGGTCTTGATGGATTTCTTCAGTTTCCCCGACCGCACCGGTACCCGCTGCCGGGCTTCCCGGGCTACCGCGTTCGTCCCGTTTTTCAGGACTGCTTCCACCCGAAGTCTTGTCTTCCCATCCCAGGCAGAAATCTGCCGGATGGCCTTACTCAGTTCCCCTTCTGGAACTTTTACCGTAAATACGGCCATGGCTACACCCCCTGTTCATACCGACGGACGATCAGCGTGGTACTGTCCCGGTAAGTATTGTCCACGGTCTCGATTTCATAGATTTCCCCCGAAAGCTTGAACCGCCAGCCTCTCCTGATGTCCTTTCGGGGCCGGATTTTGAGACGCAATTGCTCCCGATTCATGGGAGTCCCCTGGGCTTCCTGTTCGGCATAGTTTGTCTGGATCACCTGGGCCCAGATTTTCCCTTCTTCTTCATAGTCCGTATGAAAGCCCCCGTACCCGTCTTCGGAAGGAATAGGCCTAAGAAGGGTAATCCGTTTATCCATCTTCCCGATTTTCACTAGAAGGCTTCCTTCCTTTCCCCAAACAAAAGAGAGCGCAGGGTGAGAAGCAGATTGTGATAATCCGCATCCTCCCTGTGCTCATAGAGATAGGCTACCGAAAAAAGGACGGCCATTTTGAAGGCCGCCGTTTCTTCCGGTTCTTCTTTCCGCAGGGTGTCCAGACAGAGCCGCTCGGAAGAAGCGATGAGACGGGCAATCATGTCATCCTCCTCGTTTCCGTCTATCCGGAGATAGGCTTTGGCTTCCTCAAGCGTTATGAGTCCCGTCACTGCCATGCTCATCGCCTCCCTCTAAAGCGGTCATCAACCGGCCTGGACCTGCAGGACTTTTACGGTTTCCGGCAGGATCAGGCGGCCATCCACCCGTTCGCTGGCCAGGAATCCGATCTGCCCGTTGGCTGCATAGAGTTCACTAAGCCGCTTGAACTTCCGGCCCTGACGGTCGGCAATCCAGTAGTAGGAGTAGTCCCCCAGGGCAATGACCTTGTTGCCGGCCGCCAGTTCCGGCACGAAAGAAGACGTGCGATACGGCAGGCTAAGGATCCGGTCCGGCTGGCCCACCTGGACAGAAGGCTGCCAGATGTAGTTACCGTTGTTGTCCTTCAGTTTCCGGATGGCCTTGACGGTGGAGTCATTCAGGATCCAGGAAGCATTTCTCCGGTACGGCGTGCGCAGACTGTGGTACAGGTCCATCATGTCATCGAAGGTGATGGCGGTCTTCCCGGCCGTCACTCCCACTTCCGCTCCCTGGAACACACCCAGGGGCTTATGTTTCCCATCGCCCACCAGGAAGGCTTCTTCCTCCTTGGTCCCGATGCGACGGGCAAATTCCTGAGTGATGTAGCTTTCCAGGTCAAAGACGCTGTCATTCATCAGTTCTTCGGAGACCCGGATGGCAGTCCCCAGCTTATGGGCTCCCAAGTTCACCTGGCTGAAGGTGTCATCGCTTTCCGGATAGGCACTGCCTTCTTCCATCCAGGCCGCTTCCCCGTGACTTGCCACAACCGGAATGGTGTGATCACCGGAGGAGGTGCGGATGGTGTGGGCCAGGCTGCGGAAGAAGTTTTCTTCCTGGAGGGCTGCCACCAGAGTGTGTTCGTATTCATCCGGGACCAGGTACCCGCCTTCGGGATCAGAACCGATAGTCAGGGTATCCTTCACTTCCTGGATATTACCTTTCCCCCGAAAGGCCTGCCAGAAGGCTTTGGTGTAGGCATCACTGGCCCGGCCGGTTTTGGTGTCCGGCTTGGGACTGCCGGCACCGGGATTGACCTTGACTGCGGTATCGATGGTCTTATTCAGGTCATCATCGATGTTCCGCTGGCGTTCCAGCCGTTCGATTTCTTTGCCCAGGGCCACCACTTTTTCTTCCATCCGGTCATAGACGGCGCTGTCTTCTGCAGAGACCATGCCGTCCTTATCCCGGTGGGATTCCAGGAAGGCTTTCGCCATTTCCCAGGTGTTGGCCCGTTCTTCTCTCAGTTTCAGGATCTGATTCATGGAAATTCCTCCTTAATGCACAAGAAGGCCCAGCCGCTTCATAAGTTTGTCCGCGGGGACCTTGTTGGATACAGGTTCTTTTGTTTTCTTAACAGACAGCTTGGTCAGCAGGGAATTGGTCACCGCCGCCCGGCTGAACAGCATGGCATCCACGTTGATGTCATTTTCCGTTTTATCGTCGGTGTAGAGAATGGAGTCTGCGAACCCCAGTTCCACTGCCTTCTTGGCATTGAACCAGGATTCGGCATCCATCAGCCTGGAAATCTTGTTCCGGGACAGGCCGGTTTTGATTTCGTAGGCATTGACGATGCTTTCCTTCACTTCGGAGAGCATATCCATGGCCTTCTGCATCTCCTTGCTGTCACCAATGGCCACTGTAATGGGATTATGGATCATCATCATGGCCACCGGGGACATTTCCACCTGGCTGCCGGCCATGGCAATGACGCTGGCGGCAGAGGCAGCCAGCCCGTCGATCTTTACGGTCACGTGCCCCGGATAGTCCATCAGCATGTTGTAGATCTGGGCCGCCGCAAACACATCGCCTCCCGGGGAATTGATCCAGAGGGTAATGTCCCCGCTGCCGGCCATCAGTTCATCTTTGAAGAGTCTGGGCGTCACTTCATCCCCGAACCAGGTTTCATCGGAGATTTCTCCGGAAAGGTACAGGGTGCGGGTTTCTTCCCCTTCGTTCTTCACCCAGTTCCAAAATTTACGTTTCATGGGTTTCCTCCTTGCTGCCGGTTCCTGCAAACAGCCCGGCATCCTTTAGTTTCGTCATGTTCCCGTTAATCAGGTACAGATCCCCGCCTTCTTCTTCCGGGATCCGGTTCATGTTCTCCAGTTCCCGGATATCGTTGGCGGAGAGCCACCCGTTCTGGCGGCCAACGGCATAGCCGTTCATCCGGCTTTCGTAGTCGCCCCGGAGGAGTCCGTCCACGTTAAAGTGGATTTCATACCTTGTCCGTTCTTCCGGAGTCAGGAGGGATTGGCTCATGGCCTGTTCCCACCGGGACACCCAGGGACCCAGGGTGTATTTCACAAATTCCAGAGACTGCTGCTCGATGTTGGAGAAAGTGGATTTTTCCAAGTCCCCGATCATATGAGGAGGAACCCGGAAGATTCGGGCAATCTCATCGATCTGGAATTTTCTCGTTTCCAGGAATTGTGCCTGGTCCGGAGAGATTCCAATGGGAGAATATTTCATGCCTTCTTCCAGGACAGCTACCTTCCCTGCATTGCTGCTGCCCCCGAACTGGGACTGCCAAGCTTCCCGGACCCTCTGGGGGTCCTTGATGGTCCCCGGATGTTCCAGGACGCCGCTGGGAGAAGCCCCGTTGGCAAAGAATTTTGCCCCGAACTCCTCGCAGGCGATGGCCATGCCGATGGCGTTCTTGGCCATGGCGATGGGAGAATACCCCACCAGGCCGTCAAAGCCAAGGCCGGGAATGTGCATCACGTTTTCCTTCCGGAGCCGGACAGTCCCATATCCCTTGATCTTTGGGTTCTCATCCGTAGCCTTGGTGTAGAGGTAGTAAATCTCCCCATCCCCGTCCCGGCACACTTCCATCCGGTCCGGCATCAGGGGATAAAGCGCCACCACCTGGCCCCGGCCGTTCCGGATGATCTGGGCGAAGGCATTTCCCCATAGCAGAAGGTGAGTCATAAGGGTCTCCCGGAAAACGAAACTGGTCATCTCCGGGTTTGGGGCATCATGAAGAAGCCCGGCCAGGGGATGGGTAAAGTCCCTAGTCTTCCCGTTCCCCTCCCGGTTGTACCGGAAAAGATGAAGGGGCAAGCCGGCAATGGATTCCGAAAGGACCCGAACGCAGGCGTATACCGCCGTCATCTGCATAGCAGACCGCTCGTTCACCGCCTTCCCGGAAGAAGATCCACCGAAAAAGAACCAGTGCCCGCCTCCCAGAAGGCTGCTTTTAGGCTTGTCCCTGGATTTGAAGAGTTTGGAAAATAAGTTCATAGGAATTCCTTTCTATACAAAAAGCAGTCCTCGCGAATCATAGACACTCTCATGAGCATTGTTCCCGCACCGGATGGCCCGGTCCAGGCCCATGATGGTGGCAATGGCCCCATCGATCTTTTCTGTGGATTTTTCCTTATCCGCCTTGATGTTTCCGGCAGGATCTCTCCGGATGTAGATGTTGTCCATCATCCATCGAAGGACTGGATGCCCTCCATGAGCAATGCGCTGCTCCAGCGTGAGCTTCATAAGCTCCTTGGTGGGAGGGCTCATGTCCTTGAATCCCTGTCCGAAGGGAACCACCGTAAAGCCCATCCCCTCCAGGTTCTGGACCATCTGTACGGCGCCCCATCGGTCGAAGGCAATTTCCTGGATATTGAACCGTTCACCCAGTTTCTCGATGAACTTTTCAATATACCCATAGTGAATGACATTTCCTTCCGTTGTCTGGATGAAACCCTGTTTGGCCCAGATGTCGTACATCACATGGTCCCGCTTTACCCGTAGCGGCAGGGTTTCTTCCGGCAGCCAGAAATACGGCAGGATGCAGTACTTGTCCTGGTCGTCCAAGGGAGGGAACACCAGCACAAAGGCGGTGATGTCCGTTGTACTGGAAAGGTCCAGACCGCCGTAGCAGATCCGGCCTTTCAGATCTTCCTCCCGCACCGGGAAAGCACAGGCATCCCACTTGTCCATAGGCATCCACCGAACAGACTGCTTCACCCATTGGTTCAACCGCAGCTGACGGAACACATTCTCTTCGCTGGGTGTCTCTTTGGCGGATTCACAGGCCGCCTTCACTTTGTCGATCCCCACCGTGATCCCCAGGGAAGGATTGGCCTTCTTCCACACCTTCGGGTCGGTCCAGTCGTCCTGTTCGTCAGCTCCGTAGATCACCGGATAGAAGGTGGGATCATGTTTCCGTCCCTCCAGGATATCCATAGCCTTTTGGTGGACTTCGTAGCAAATGCTGTGGGTGTCCGTCCCGGCTGTGGTAATGAGAAAGTACAGAGGCTGCATCCGGGCATCCCCAGAGCCTTTGGTCATCACGTCGAACAGTTCCCGGTTGGGCTGGGTGTGGAGCTCATCAAATACCACCCCATGGATGTTGAACCCGTGCTTGGAGTAAGCTTCTGCAGACAAAACCTGGTAGAAGCTGTTGGTGGGCCGGAACACCATTCGCTTCTGGGAGGACAGGATCTTGACCCGCTTACTGAGAGCCGGGCACATCCGGACCATGTCCGCCGCCACTTCAAAAACGATGGAAGCCTGCTGCCGGTCTGCCGCACAGCCATAGACTTCCGCTCCTTCTTCCCCATCACCGCAGCAAAGCAGAAGGGCCACCGCAGCAGCCAGCTCACTGTTATGGGTCGGTATAAAAGACCGCCCTGCAAGGTAGCAATGACTCCGGCTGTCCACCTGGATGCACTGCATGGAAACTTTTTCCTTCATCGGCTCGATGCTGTCCAGATAATGGAAAAGGGAGCATTGTTTCTTTCGTTCCAATCTGAAAACTGCCGTGAAACGGACCACATAACGCGTCTTTCCTGTCATCCCGTCCGTATCTTCCGTCATGATATTCCTGATGCTGAGGCTCCACAGAAGTTCCCGCACATCTTCCGCAAGCTGCCGGATGGTAGTCGTGTAGATGCCCGTTTTCACATTCCCGGCAGAGCCCAGGATTCCCCGGAGCAGTTCCTGCCGCTGCCCTTTAGATGCACGGAGATAGTCCGGATGGATTCTGGCATATGGCTTATGTTCACTCCTGATCATACTCCCGTAAAGGAAAGGCTCCACCTTGAGTTCCGCAGAGGCTGTCTTCAGTGGCCGCGCCACCGGAATACGGATCAGGGAACATCTGTCCTTGTGATTCTTCACTCGTCTGTAGATTTTTCCCGTCGTCCATTCCTTCTGTCTCGGCTTTCCGCTCATATATTCCACATCCCACAAATGGCGCTCGCCAGCCACAATGGAGGAACCGTCCCGGAATGTCAGGCGATAGGCCTGTTCCGTGTCATCCACCGCGCTTTTGGCCACGATATTGCAAGGGTTTCCCGTTTCATCAAAGACCCGGTCTCCCACCTTAAGTTCCCCCATGGTCTTCCAGCCATCAGGAGTCGGGATCGGCGTATCAAGGGCCAGCTGCTTCCCTTGT